CATTGGCAGTGCCAGTGTTTTGGATGGTTCCAGCGGTAGTTCCGGTGGTGTTTTTGACCGTGCCGAGCAGCCACGGGCCGAGATGGGTAGCGAAAGCCATGATAGGTTCCTTACATACAAGTTAAGTACATCAATCGGTATGTCGTCTGCCGGGACAGTTTGATGCACCGGAAAGCCCGGAGTGGCTCATTTATAGCACACTATTTTAGGATGTGCAAGTTTTTTTCTTGCCGGATGGACGGGGAAGTGGTAGATTTCGTAGGATTACGAAAATGTCCGGTATAAAGCTAGAGACCGTAACGTAAGGTACAAAGGTAGATAGACAATAAAAAAGGCCCCGAAGGGCCTTCTAAATCTCGCTAAGTGCTTGATTTTATTGGGTTTTCTTACGACGATCCGGGGCTTCCGAAGATGCCCAATGGGTCAGAAACGCCGAAGCTGTAACGCTCACGGGCCTTGTAACGTACGTTCCCCGTATCGAAATCACCGTCCATGGAGTTAGACAGCGGAGTACGGACAAAGTGCTTCAAGCCGTTAGGCACATCCGTCATCAGGAACCAGCCGTTAGTGTCCGTCAGATAGTGGTTTACGGTGTAGCCTTCTGGGATAGAACCGTTGTTCTTTAGCGCGTTGATATCGTTATCTGTCGTACCAACACGCAGGCTGGTTTCCAAAAGACGGGTAGCAACAAACATCAGAGCAGGCGGGATTACCAGCTTCGTGGGCTTGGCTGCAATCAGCAGACCACGCTCATCCGTCCACGCTGCGATCTGAATAACTGCGTTTTCCAACGAAGTCTCATTCAGGTCAGCCGCCGTAGAAGGGCGATTGCTGTTAGTGCCACCAGACACCAGCGGGTGAGCCGTAGAACACAAAGAAACACCATCGCCATAGACGGCTGTGGCGCTAAAGGCATTGTTCAGAATGGCAGCAGCCTTGACTTGCTTGGTGTAAGCCATTGCACGGGCCAGAGCCTTGGTGTAACGAGCCGATAACGAGTCATACAGATTGTCTTCGACAGCTTCTTCAGTGATGGAGAAACCTAGAGCGATGGTCTCATGGTTGTACCGAGCCGTGAACGCTTCCTGTGCATTGTCATAAGCAATGGCAGAACCTTCGTTCTTAACTGGTGCAGCCGAGAAACCGGACAGCTTGGTTTCTTCTTCAAAAGAACGCTCGGACGATTCGACTTCATAAATTTCTTTATGTTCCTCACCGTAACGTGCGTACTCCAGACCGAACAAAGCGTTCAGGCCGGGAAGAAGTTCTTTAAGTAGTTGTGCGCGTGAAATAGCCATGATTTAGCTCCTTAAGCAACAGCGGTTCCAGCGTAGTACTTATGCAGACCGAAATTGATCTTGACAAGTACTTCTGGATATTGGTTGAACACAATTACGGCAGCCGAGGCAAACGCCACCAGAGGTGCTGCATTTAGCACAACCGTTGTAGAGTTTGTTACAGACGCAACATACGAACCGCTGGCAATGTACTGACCATTTGCTGCAATCGAGCCAACGTCAGAGCCAACTACCGGCGTAAACGAAATAGCCGAAGCAAGCGTAACGGTAGCGGTGCTGATACTGGAGTAAACACCTGTACCTTGTGCCACTATAGAGTCAGGAACCAACCCAATAACACGAATCGGCAGTGCAGCCGTAAGTGCTAGGGAGGTGTCTGCCAAAACAGCGTTAGCCGAGTTGCCTGTAGTAGTGCTACCCGTGTTGTTAACTGCTGCCAAGTTCTGACCAATCATGGCGCGAGCACCAGAAGTCACAACCGTAGTACCAGAAACCATCACAGCCCTAAACACCGTATCAGGATCGTCACAGACAATAGCCACGCCATCACCTGCCAGCGTTGAAGCAGGCCAGTATTGCGAAAAGGTTTTTTGTCCATTTAGGGGGTTGGTGTAAGAACAGCCGAGGAATACACCCATCAGCGTACCGACAACACCTGTCGTAACAGAAATACGCTCCAAATTACCACGAACTAGCGTAACAAAATCACCGTAGAAGATGTTTGTAGCGTAACCGTAAGTTATCGGAAGCTCTCGGGTAGAACCCGCAAAGACTTGACCACCAATCAAGTTGATTGGTTTTAGCCCGTAGGGGGCTGAGACCACTGGATAAGCCATTTAAGACTCCTATAAAATTTAAAAACCTTTTCCGAAAGTAACCTTAGAACTACGCTCCTTGAAGAGCGGCATCCTAGGATCATTCTCACGCATAAAATTGTTGTCTACAGATGCCATCTGGGTATTAGCCTGATCGCGGTAGTAAGCATCACGTTGCTCTGTAAACTCAATAGGTGTTTTGCAAAGCAGCAGGCCCCCAATCTCAATGCTATCGGGGAAACGCAGAGACTGCCCTCCCATCAATTGCACTTCAGGATGATCCGATGCTTTCACGGGTTCCCAACCCTCTCGTAACTTTGAAGATATGTTAATGGCGTCAGCATTACCAAGCGTACTCAAGCGAATCCATCGAAACCCATAACCAGCCTCTGCGTTTGGTTCTGGCAGGAGTTGAGGGGGCGACCATTTTTTTGGGCGCTCAATCTTATCCCGTGTTTCAAGATCACGACTTAGGGGACGGCTTACTTTAGCATCATTCATTTAGATATCCTTGATTGTTCAGCAACCTTACGGGCGTAGAGTTCCAAAGGAACCCCAAGCCTCTTGGCGAGGTTCACCTGAGTCTGAGTTAGTACGACCTTTCGGGGAGCAGTACTTCTCGTAGCCGGGGCAACTACATTCGACTTAGTGGTGCGCTGAGTAGGAGCATCAGCGGTCTCCGTAGAATCGAACTTCTCTGGAAACACTTGCCGCACACGGGCGTTAACCTTACTATAATAATCGTCGCTCTGAGGATCAACTCCAGACTTAACCAGCTTGTTGTGCAGCCCGAGGGCAAAGCTAGTCATCTCATCGTCAGAACCAAACCAATCATTTTCTCGCTGCCATTCTACTGCTTTTTTATCAATAGGTGGCGCTTGTGGGGTTTGTACCACATCCTGCACAGGTTGTAAAGGGGCAGGTTTGTAGTTATTTACCCGCTCGGCTTTGATTTTCACCGAGGTCATGTCCTCCTGCGCCTGTACTAGCGCATCGGAATCCCCAGCCTCATAAGCATCTTTATACTTCTTTTTGGCCTGTTCCATCTCGTTGGCGACCACTTTTTTGGCCTGTTCCAATAGGGCTTGTTGCCCCTGAGACAGAGAACCTTGGAGTCGTTTATTCTCCTCCACGATGGATTGAGCCACCCGGATAGCCTCATCCTTCTCCCGGATGGCGGTCTCTTTAGCGCGGCGTTCCTCGTGATACCCCTTGGAGAAATGCTTAAGTCGGTTCCGCGCACTGACCGAATATGACTCTAGCTCCTCCTCAGTAGGGTCAGCCGGGGCTTCCAGCATGGGTTTGCGGTTTTTATCCTTCTCAGGAGTATCGTCCACAATCTCAATTTCTGGCCTATCCTCCGCTTCGGGCGCAACTCGGGAAGCCTTGGCCTCTACCTCATCTGGAAACTCAAATTCTGTTTTTTCTACTTCAGCCATATATGCTCCTATACGCGGGTTATGCCACGCGGGTCTTGAACAACGGCTTCTACAGAATCATCATTGATGATTCTGAACTCTTGCCCGTGAATCTTCATCCGGGTTCCCGTATTGGGACGAACCAGAATAAAGTCGCCTGTCTTGCAGGATGGCCCACTAGGAAACCGTTTCTCGTCTTTGAAGGCGTCCGGCCCTATCTTGATGACGAACAGCACAGGAGACAGAAGTTCCTCAAAGTGCATGGTCTGCCCAGACTTCAGTAGCCCGTTGTCGTACTTATCATCAGCTTCCGGCAGAACGCACAGGATGTGATAGGTTGCGGGGTCTGGAATCTGCTTGGCTTTCTCTTCCGCGCTTCCGGGTAGTACGGATACAGGGCCGCTAGGGTCTAGCGATTGTCCTATCAGGAGTTCACTCATCTTCGTAATCCTTTATCTTCTTTTGCAGGTCTGCAATATCCGACTTTGCGAGGCTCAGACCGTGGATAACCCCGCAAATTCTTTGGTACTCACCAAAGTCCTTACAACCCCCGCGTGTCAACGCAGCGGTCATACTCATCTCATGTTCACTTATCTTCTTCAAGATAACCTCTATCTCTGTCATTTATCATTCCTGTTAGGAGTCTGTGCAGCCCTAGCTTCAGCCAGCCGCCGCTGGTTCTCCGCTACCTGCTCTGCGTGGGTCAGCTTCTGCCGATGAGCCTCATGCTGCTGTATCGCATTCTGGATATGCACCTGTCCTCCGTGAGCCATACCCTGCTGATGGGTCTGCTGCTGTTGGGCTAGCTCCTGCTGGTGCTTCTGTTGCATCATCTGCATCTGAGCCTGCTGCTGGGCCATCTCCTGCTGGTGGCGTTGGGCAATCATCTGGGGAGATTCACCACCCTTCATAGCCAACTCATCCTGTTTTAGCTGCAACTCTGCCTGCTTAATAGCCAAGTCTCCATCCACCTTCTTAGCCTTGGTAGCGGCTTCTTGGCCCTTAATCTGCAACTCTTGCTGCTGCATCTGTACCAGCGGGTCTTGTGCCTGCTGCTGGGCTTGTGCTTGCTGTGCTTGCCCCTTGCTCTCAGCTAGAACCTGTTGTGCAGCCATCGCAACCACACGAGCTAGAGCTACCTCTGCATCAGGCGGCAAGTCTTCATTCGGCGGCGGCATCGGTACACCAAGCTGCTCCTCCACCTTCTTACGATATGCAAACGCTAGATGCTCTGACACATGGGCCATAATCTCGGCCTGCATCTTCTGAGCCTGCGGACTCTGCCCAATCTGCGCCATCAGCAACGGGTCTTGCATCATCGACGTATGTACAGCAATGTGGGCGTCATGGTCTTGGTAGATGAACGCTTTAGTGGGCTTGCCCGTAAGGAACGCCATGTTCTCCGATACTGGATCACGAGGGTTCATGTCATCTTCAATCGGCACAAGTTTCTCAGCGTTCTTAATCCCCAGAACCTCCAGCATCTGCCTGTGTAGCTGGGGCAAGTCGTAAATCTGCGGAGCGCCTTGGGCCAACTGAATCGCAGCTTGATACTGCATGATCCGCTGCGCCATCGTCGCGCTGTTAGGGTCACTGACCGGGATTACCTCGACCAAATCGTAGTCATCGCGCTTGGCCCTGCGGTCTCCACTTGTCGGCTGATACTGATACTCATCAGGAGCATTGTCCCGAATGATTGCGGCCAGTAGCTTGAACTCCTGCTTCATCGACGCATGAACCCGTGCCTGCACCGCACTCATCGTCTTCAGGGTGCGCTCCAGCAGCGCCAGCGTAGTCCCTACCGGAGAGTTGCCCGACATATCGCTGATGTTCATGTCAGAGATGGCCCCCAGCCTACGGGCTTCATCCGTAATCTGGTTCAGCAGGGCAAGCAGAGTCTGACTTGGCTCCTTGTACGGAAGGGGCATAATGTTGTCACGCACTGTGCCCGAAGCCACATCTACGTCCCGAAACTCGCCCGGAGCTATCGGAGTGTCATCACCCTTGATCCGCAGTCCCCTAGACTTAAGACCACCGGGTAGATTTGCCAGTGATCCTGCGTCCACTAGCTGCCTGATGAGACTCGTACCCGCACGGGCGTACCCACCGATGAGATGGATCAGACCAAATCCATAAGCTCCAAAACCGGGAATATAGGTGTATTGGACAAAGTGCTGGCGCTTGAGTCTCTTGGGATCGTCTTCCTCCCAGTTGCGGCGGATTGCCAGAACCGTATTGGTTCCCTGCTCAATCGTAATAACATACGGCAGGGCGATACCATCCTCGTCCTCATACCCCGGCAAGTCCCAGTCCACATGGATTTCCAGTAGCTGAAACCTATCATCATCGGTAACGCTATAGCCCTGCTCTTCGGCTTTCTTCTTCTCTACATCGGTTGTGATGTGTACCGGATCGCCGAGGTCTACATCGCAGTAAAACCCAGCTACTTGCAGCTTCCTAATCTCGTTCTCAGTCTTACGCATCATGTGCGTAACCCGCTCTGAGGTCTGGGCACTCGACGCGCCGTAGGGAATAATCATCTCTTCAGCCGGGATAAACAGAGCTATCTGCCGACCTAGCGCGGGATCAAAATACACCTTTTTAAATCCCGCACCGCTCAACCCAAGGTTAAACAGCATCTTCTCATGCTCTGGGCGGTACTCAGGCATCAATTCCAGAATCTGATAATTCATGTCCTCCTGAACACGGGAGGCGGCATCCTCCTTGTCCTTGTCAATTACCCCAATGATCTGCGTCTTAACTGGCCCTTGAGCCGGAAAAGTCTCCATAACCATCTCAGCTTGGAACCTGATTGCCGCCTCAGTAAGCACGGTGGAATACACCCCGCAGGCTCCGTTCCAAGGCTCTGTCCGCTCGTCGTACTTCATGCCCAGAACCTCTAGCCCCTTGACATACGCTTCAACCCAGTCCTTGCGGGAGTTAATATCCGCATCCACCAGAGCAATCAGTTCTGACGCTATGCTCTGAAGCTCCCCCTTGTCCATGGTCTCGGCAAGGTTCTCATCAAACCCACCCTCCTCCCCGTCAGGGATCAGAGTAATCTCTACACTACCGTCCGACATCGTTACACGGTCTGGGTTCTCTATCTCAATCTCCATGTCAGGGCCGCTATCAAGATCATCCCCCATGATGTCTTGCAGCCCTAGGGGAGCTTGGTTCAGAGCTTTATCGAAACTGGTTGTAGCCATAATGTGTCCTTTAGCCCCGCTTTAGCGTGGCGCGGTTAGTCTTTACGCTGTAATTGTATTTGCTGGCGGGTTTCCCGGATAGTTTTGCAGCCCTATCCTTAGCCCTCTCTTCAGCCGTCATCTTGTTCCGGGCCTCCCCCGCAGCCGTGAGGGTCTCCGACCCAGCTTCCATCTGCCCCCGCTTGCGCAGCAACTCTATAGCCAAGTCCCGGGAGCCAACCTGTGAGGCCAGCCGATCTACCAAGTCCCCCCGTCCAGTGTGTTTCTGCATGGCTACCCTTAATAATACGCAACTTTACGCCCAGCACGGAAGTCTTCCGGCTCAGTCTTATCCGAGGACAGTTTCAGCAGCCCTCCCTTGCGAATGCGGATCAGTGCTAGGGTCATGGTGTCCACATCATCGTCATGCTCCCCGGACGGGAACGCCAGTATCTCTTCCACAACCTCTGTCGCCCACACCGTTTCCGGGAACCATATCTGCCCACTGACGAACATATCGCTCACGGAGTTAACCCGGGCAATCTTATCCTGCCCCTTACCCGGGCTGTAGTCCTGCACGAATATCCCCGAGCGCCGCATCTCATCAATCAGCGGCTGTCCGCTGGCCTTAGCTTCCACAATAACACTGTCCGGGCTCCACTCCTCGGCCTGCTGGAGCGCCATTTTCTTCAATTCCGGGAACTCATACTTACCTTTAACCCTATTTAGCAGGATTACGTTGTCTATACCGTCCTCGTTCTTCCATACACCCCATGTTTGGCACGAGGAATAGTCCGAACGATCCTTGGTAGTCAGTGCAGTATCGTAAGCCTGCACAATAAAGTCCACCGTGGGCGGGTTTGGCTTGATCCACCACTTAATATGATCCCGTTTGATAATCGCAGCCTCTTGCGCGGTGGGATTCTGCTGGTACTGGGCGTTCCACTGCCACGCAGGCATACTTGCCTTGGTTCGCAGGAGGGATTCCAAGCTCCACTGCTCAGGCCATAGGGACTTTTGGATGAATTCGGGCTGTTCCGGGTCAAATTTGGGGTCGTGGAAGTCCGCATACGGGTTGCGGTACTCAATAATCGCCGGAAATTCAAACATTTCGTACTGATCCCCTCCCTCGTTGAGCATTCCGTCCTTTAAAAGCCTTCCGATGAGGTCTCGCTGATGCCAGCGGGTGTGCAGGATGCAGATTTTCCCTCCCGGCATCAACCGAGTCCGCAATCCAGCCCTGAACCACTCGTACACGCCGTCCAGCGAGGAGGTATTCCCGGTCTTTATGTCCTGCTCCGACAGCGGATCGTCAACCACGATCAGGTGAGCCCCCCGTCCAGCCAACGCACCCCCAACACCCGTGGCATATACCTCACCGCCCTTGGTTGTATTCCATTTACCCGCAGCCTTGGCGTCAGCCGCAATAGCCACCCCCGGGAATATCTGCCTGTACTCCGCAGACTGCATCAGGTTACGCACCTTACGGGCCATATCCACGGCCAAGTCAACCGTATGGGAGGCCATAATCATCTTGTGGTCGGGATGCTTGCCCAAATACCATGCCGGGTAGTAAATGGATATCATCTGGCTCTTGCCGAACCGGGGGGCCATCGACACAGCTATCCGATCCTTCAGCCCCTGCTCTACCTCCGTCAGAAGAGCCCCCAGCCGCTTGAGGTGAACCCCGAACTTGTACGCCCCGTCTATGGCAGCGATGAACGCAAGGAAGTCATTCCTAGCTAACTGAGTCCTCTTACGCTCTTCCAACTCTTCCAGCAGGGCCAGAGTATTCGCCATGTCCTCGTGGGACATATTCTTTATGTTCGATAGCAGCAGCTTTACTTCTTCCAAGTCTGTCATGGAGGGCTAGCCGCATCGGATCGGCTGTCGGAAGGTATAACGGCTAAGTCTGTAGTAATGGCGTTGGTGGGGGCGCTATAGGTGTCGGGGTCGATGGTTCGCATAAGCCGTTCCCGCAGAAGCTGCTCTAGTTCCGCAGTAGGCCGATGGCGCATGGTGATTTCAGTCTTGTCCGTAAACAGCCCGACATCGGAAATCTTGCCCAGCAACTCATAGCACCGCAGGCGTACCCGGGGGTCTGGGCTGGAGGAGTCCAGTATCAGCTTGTTAGTTACATACGTCCGCAGTTGGGTAGCAGACTGCACAACCACCTTGTCGTACTCATCCAGTATCGCCTTGATATGCACAACCGTCCCGGGCGAGGAGAGTGTTACCGCAGTGGGGCTCTTGTTCCCCGTGAACACCGAATGAGCGGCAGCGATGTCCTCATCCGTAACCTCTATCTCGTCGGCAATTTCAGCAAGGCTATTGAATGCGGCGGCTACCCGCGCCTGAAGGTCTTCAAACGTAGGTGGGTAGTCCGCATACGGGATGTCCGTGTCGATACTTGGAAATTGCATTGTCCGCAGCCGGGGTGTGGCGATTCTATAGATTATATTATAAAAATTTTGAGGTGTGTGTTTTATTTTAGGGGGTGGGGGTAGTTGGACAGAGTTAAGGGGAGCTACGGGTGCTTGGGGATTTGGATGCCACTCAGTGTAAATGCGCGAGGGACTCCCGAGCGCCAAAAGGGGCCCTGCCCCCGGGGTGGGTCTCGGCCCATCTAAAATTAGACCTTGACAATGTACAGGTTCTGGGTTACATTATGGGCTGTGGGGTTTTCAGGTGTCAGCGATACCGGCCCTACGAAAAAGGTTCCAAATGAAATCGTTCAATTTTTCTTTCGATGCAGCCGCAGCTTCCATCATGGAAGCGTTGGAGACTTGCGATGAAGTGTCGGCAAGGGCGTCGATGCTGATTGTCATCACGATCCAGCAGTATCTCGACAGCGCAACGGCATCAGGTGTAAATCGGATTCAAGCCTCATGCGAGGCAATCGGGCAGGCGGTGCGCGATGCGTTTGTTGACTATATTGCCATGGGACAAATAGAAAGCAAGACGGTAACCGAGTACGCACAAGGGGCACAACGCGCCTTCTTTTTCGATTGCCCATGGACTCCGGGCATCAAGAACGATGCCGACAAGAAATTGCCGTGGTCTAAAAAGGTCGGCAAAGCCGGAACAAAATCCGGCAAGGTAAGCACCACCGATACCGCTGCGTTGATTCTTACAATCAGAAAAGGGATTGAGCAGGCAATGATTCTGAATTTGCTGGAATGCAAGGGAGGGCTAATCGACCTTGCGATCGAGATCGACCCGGAATTCAAGGTCTGACCGACCTTGTCCCGACCAACCCGCTTCGGCGGGTTTTTTCTCGCCCGGATTTTCCGGGTTTCGTCAT